GGTAAGCTGTAGTATCTACTTCAAAGTAATAGATAACGCCTGTATCATCAGTTGGAATTGGTGCATCCATACCTCTAAATAAGTATGCTGTACCATTTGATTGAGTATACTGTACAAAGCCACCATCTCCAAAAGCAGCTGCATCAAATACTTCACTACCTGAAGGTGCTATACCTGCATTAGTTACTGCATTGAAGTGAGCTTTACTTTCTGCATTGTTATAATTACCAGGTAAGATCCTTGTTACTGTTAGCGGTCCACCATGCTTTAAGTATTCTTTTGCTGTTATGGAAGTAAAGTATTGATAATAATCACTTCCTGATTTAAACGAATCTCCAAACTTTGCTTGGTATTCTGAATACGTAAATACCTTTGTAGGTATCAACGCCGGACCTTTTACTGTTGGACCAACTATTGCTGCTCCGATTTGCCCGACACCTTGTTGTACAAAAGATAGGTCATTTTCTCTTGTAAATACACCAGGACTAACTATTTTTTCAGCCATTTTTATTTCTCCTTAAATAATATAAATTGTGACAATCTATTCACGTTATTTCAATATATAAATATAAAGAACCCAAGTCAAAAAATTTATTATGCAGGTATAAATACACCTGTATCTAAATCCAATTGGCCTTGTCCATATTTCTTAGAAAGCTCTTGAACAAAATCAATTTCTGATTTTCTTATTTCTTTATACATATCTTGAACTGTTTCTTTTTGCTCATCAAGTACGTTTTGTTCTATCTGTAATTGACCTAATCTAACTGTAATTTCGTTGTAGCGTTCTTTTACTTTTGCTACCGTTTCCATTTCTTCTTTTGAAAATTTTGTACCTTCTTTTGTTGTTGCTGTTGCCATAACTTTTTCTCCTTATAACTATTTTGGTTTGATAATACTATTCTGTGAAATTAGAGTTTCCACTTCACTCATTGTTCTTACTGTTTCTGATTCTACATTTATTTTAACTTGACTAAATGTTTTAGGACTATAATTACTCATTGCTTTTTGAATGCTATCAGGTATTACGAATCCATTTATTGATAGAGTAAATGTTGATTTTGATACTCTATCTTGTCCTTGCTCTGCTACTGACTCGATGTCAAAACTGTCGATTTTTGAAAGAAATTTAAATGATTCCTCCTTACCCCAGTATTGACCTCCAGCATAATTTATATCTTCCACTATCTTGTTTAGCTGTTCTAGATACTCTGTGTATATAATACATGAATAAGATAGTTTTACATAGTCAGGTATTACTACATTGTGAAATTGCTTTGTAGGCTGTCTATTTGTTAGTATTGCAAAGTTATCGTATCTATTAGATTTTGTGTGGCGTTTTTGAAAAGAAGTGAATAGAGGATTATTGACATCAACTTTAGTTCCTAGAGTATTTACTTTTTCTACATTTGTTCGCTTATATACTATAGCAGGATATTGAACTTTTCCTTTTTTATCTCTATAAACTCCTGATTTCTGTATTGACTTCCATCTTTCAGGTGATCCATATACTACAGGTACATTTATCTGCTCGTTGCCATCCATAACCTTAGGCTGAATTACATTGTCGAAATAGTATTTTATAATCGTGTCAACGTCATATAGATTTACGTGCAAATCTTTTATGTTATCATTTCTACGTATCTCACTAGCTCGATCTGTATTTTTTATGTTGTTTATATTAGCCATATAGTCCGCCTCTTTGTGAGTCTTGGTTAACTCCACTTGTATATTCGTCGTATCCAGCTCTTACGTTTTCAAGTGTATTTATTTTACTTCTTCTCATCTCATGTGTATCTACTATAACTGACCAGCTAGCTCCATGAGTTCCAGCATTATGATCTGTTGCTGGGTTTTTACCAAATAGATATTGGCCAGAAGATATAGTATCTATTTCAAAGTAAGCATTGTCCCAGAATATAATATCTCCAATTTCTAAGTATACATCTGCATCTTGAGCATTTTCATTAGGAGATGTTGTGTTGTTTAAAGTACCTAATTCTAGCGATGCAAGATCATCTCTAAGGAATGAGAATTTTGTCTGCCTATTATAATCAGTGCCTATCTCTTCTGAAGTATACTCTTTTCCTTCTTTCTCTATAAGTCCTGCGACTCTAACTCCTGGCTTGTATACTTTGTTAAGCGCTTCTCCGTAAAGATTTTCTTTTGAATCAAAGATTGAATGCTTGAATATATCACAGCGAGTGTCAATTATCTCATTGAGCAATTCTCTGTTTACTTTTCTAAAAAACGATATGTCTCTTGCTGATCCAAATAATGCCATTGTTATCCTATGTATATGTTTAGTGGTGCCTTGTTAAGCATACCTTGTTGAAATTCTGTTATTTCTTGTTCTTTTTCCATTAGGTTTCTACGAGATGCATTTTCTAAATCTTCTCTTAATTGAGCAATTAACAACTCTGCTTCTGCAGTTCCTTCACTTCTTAACGTGTCGCCATCTAATGTTGTTTCTGCTCCTGGAATTGGAATCGATGAATACTTACTTCTAACTGAACCTAACACTTGTTTTACTAATGAAAGAGTATATTTTCGTATCCACTGCTTACCTGGGTCGTTTATATTTGCATACACCATATTATCATAGCCCATGTTTGAAAAATCAGAAACAGCTGATTCTGTTATTAGTGTATCTCGTGAATCAGTTTCTATATATTGTATATAAAACTTAAATTCAGATTGTGGTTCTGGGTGTATTCTCAATTTGTTGTTTATCAATTCGAATGAATACATAGATTTTCTTATAGTGTCATCAAATTCTACTTGCTGTATTTTTAATAGGTCATCATACAAAGGCATTGCTAAATAACTAATACCTGCCATTGTACCTCCCCAACCAAATGAGTTTAACGCTAGTTGAGAACCAAATTGTGGATCATAGTGTCTAGCCTGTGCTGGTGTTTTTTGGTGGAAAACTCTTTTAACTTCTAAATCTGCTGTCACATTAGCTCCGTCAGAACCAGTTAAAACAGATGTTAAATCGTATTCTTGATTATAAAGTGTTGGACTTCCAGGGATTTGCGTTGTTGTTATATGTCCTGTTTTCCAGTCAACTAAACCTCCACTACCTACCTCAGAACCATACTGCTTAGATAAAGCAATAAGTCTACCTAGATTTGGAGTTATTGATTGATGCGTAAAGTTCGAGGCTGTTGAATTACCTTTTGCACTTAACAGATTTTCTCTTATATTAAATCTATTTACTTGTGCGCCATACTCTGTCACTGCTTCTTCGAAGCACGCAAACAACTGTATGTCTTGTAATTCTATATCTGTAATAGGATATCCTAATCTTCTAGCGCACCAATCTGCAGTATTTGCTGATGCTGTTACGTAAAGGACTTCTGTATCATACAATCCAAATGGAGTACTTCCAGATACATTCGCTTGGTTTGCCGTTCCATCATATATTGTTATGTTTGCCATTATTTATTCCCTATTATGCTTTTATATAAATATCAAGTAAGCAGATCTTTAACTACATTCCCATTAACATTTCAAATACATCGTCGATTGCTGGATGTCTATGATTGTCTAATAGTATTCTCTTATATACATATTCAGAACTTGCTAATTTAGATATATCTACTATTGCTGAATAGTTTTTATCTTTTAAATCTATCTGTTGATTATCACCACAGAATATCATTGTAGATCCTTTGCCTAATCTGCCTAGTGCCATTCTTAATTGCGATCGTGTTAAGTTTTGGAATTCATCTATAATAACAACTGAGTTTTCAAATGTTCTACCTCTAAAGTGTGCTAGTGATACTAGCTCTATTGTCTCTGTCTCTTCCATCTTTTCGAGTATCATAGGTTTATTGTAAACTTTTCTCATATTGCTTCTTATAGGTACCAACCAAGGCTCCATCTTTTCTTTTTCAGATCCTGGTAAAAATCCATTATCTTCTGTAGAAACAGTTGGTCGTGTGATAATTATTTTATTTATCATTCTCTTAAAAAACATATCAAGTGCTACCTGACAAGCCAATAGCGTCTTACCGCTTCCTGCTTTGCCTACAATAAAATTATAAGGGTGATGCAACATAGCTTGCTTTGCTGCTTTCTGCTCTACTGACAACGTTATTGAGAATTTAACATTACCTTTTGGTGGTTTCTTTTCTATATTTTGTCGTGCCATAACATTACTCCGTATTTCTTTAGTATAAATATGCAGTAAACAAAAAAAAGCCCTACCGAAGTAGGGCCTTTAATTAACAACTAATAAGTTATTTACCTATTATGAAGGTAAACCACCTAAATTAGACCAGTTAGCATCTGTAACACCAATCAATCCGTAGAAGTCGTTTCTTACAACTTTCTTCGCATATCTTGTCATCACACCTTTTCTTGGCGTAAAGTTAGTTGGATCATAAACAAGTGGAGTCATGATTAATGGGATATATGGAGCAAATACTGCACCAGTTTCAAGGAATTGGTTTCCTCTGAAGCCCATTAAAATTTCTTTACCTGTCCAATATGGATTTTTGTAAATCGTAAATCTGTTCGACATTGAACCGATTGCAGATACACCCATTGCAAAGCTTGAAGCAGTTCCATCAGTGTTTGCAGTATATCCAGCGATTGACTCTAGATAAGTTGCGATCTGTGGGGAACATACAGCGAAGTTTGCACCACCTCTCATTGTTGATTGGTGAATTGCATTAGATACAGCATTCATTTTAATACCTAATTGAGCGAATGCATCGCCGAAAGTTTCACCAGCTTGTGGAGCTACTGCTGCGAAATCAGTTGTGAATCCACCAGCACGAGCTGCAGCTGATAACATACTTAGGATTTCTAAATCGATTTCCATAGTGATGTATTCAGATAACATAGAAGTTAGTTCAGCTTCTGCGTCAATTGAATGATATGCATTCAAATCTTGAGCAAATTCTGGTGACCATTTAACTTTAAGTTTTCTAGTCTTAGCAACTAAAGCCTCATTAGTTAAGTTAACTTCTAATTCAGGAATTTCTAAATCTGTTCCAGTGTTTCCACTGTTACCTAATTCAGCAATATCTCTGTCTTCGAAATCACCTCTTAAGTTTGCAGTTGATGTGTTCTTGTAGAAGTGTAAAGTTCCACCAGTACCTGGACAAGATGCAACTTGAGATCCTGTGATAAAATTGAAAGTTACTGAAGATGCACCATCATAAGCAGATGCAGTCATTACATGTGAACCTGATTCAATGTAAAAAGCACCGTGTAAATCATAGTCTACATCAGCTGGGTCAGTAGCTGTCATACCTACAAGGTTTAATACCCCTGTTGATAAATCAGCATCTACAACATTCACTACTTTCTTAGCTAATGAATAGCCAGAACCAGCGCCTGTTCCTGAACCTGTTGAAGCACCATCAGAATACAAACCATCAGATAAATTTGCTTTACCTTTGTTTGCTGTATTTCCGAATAAGCTATCTTGTTCTACGTGACGTCCTTTACCTAGTGTACCACCAGTGTGACCGCCGTATTTAAAGTCTAACCAAAAAACTAAACCAGATGGTAAGTTCATAGGTTGTACTGAGACAAATTCCTTTGCAGATAATTCGCCAAAGATTCTTCTAACTAATGGAAGTGCAACACCGTTCCAATCTTCTTTGCCAGTACCAGTTGTAGTATTGTTTGACTCCGAGATAAGTTGTTTTGCTTGGTTTTCTAAAAGAATTGCAGTGTTATGCTTATCATATTCTGCATTGATTCCTTCAAGTAGACCAGTTTTTTCCCACTTAGTTACAAGACCTTTTGTTTCGTTTCTCTGAGCCTTAAATTTGGCTTGAGAATCTTGTAATAAATCGTTAATTTGTGACATTTTTTAAGTCTCCGTTTTTCTAATATAAAATTATTTTAATCCTGCTAACCTTTGCATTCTACCTGCAAAAGTGTTCGATTCTACAATAACATTCTTTGATGGTTTTGTAGAACCTTGTGCTCTAGATGCAAAGTTTTCATTTACTTTTTTCTTAGGCGTGTATGCAGTTAAAGATTCTGCTAAAGTAGAATATACTAATTTAACCTCTCTTACTGAATTTGCTCTATCGAAAGTTTCGATTACTTTCATCTTTTGCGATTCGTTCAAATTGTTAGAACGGAATAATTTATTTGAGAAAAGTAGTTTAGAGTTCAACAAGTTAACTTCATTGATTTTGCTTTTTAAGTATTTTATAACTTTGTAAGCTTCTTCAAGTTCTTCGTCGTTTTCTTTAACTTCTTCCTCATCTTCACCTTCAGTGACTTCTTCTTCGTCTTCTTCTTGTAAAGATTTAATTATTTCATCCAAGTCCAATTCCTCGTCTTCTTCAACCTTGTCTTCTTCAGTTTCAGTTACAGTTTCTTCGTCCTCATCAGTTTCGTCAAGCTTTTCGTCTTCAGTTTCAGTAACAGGTTCTTCTTCCTCTGTTTCTTCCATTTCGTCTTCGCCTTCCAATTCTTTAATGATTTCTTCTAATTCTGCATCATCTTCTGCTTCGTACATAGTTTCTTCTACTTCTTCACCTTCTTCGTATGATTCTTCAGCTGGTGCATCATCACCTGTTTCTTCTGTTTCTTCATCCGCAGAAGCTACTTCTGTAGAGTCATCAGCGATTGCCGCTTCGTCATCTTCGATTGTAGTGTCAGTAGTTTCTAATTCTTCTTCTTCTGACATTTCATCGTCCATTTCTTCAGCGATTTTCTGTGATAACATTGATTGAAGTTTTGGAGTAAATGCTTCTTCTAAAGCTAGTTTTGCGTTTGCGATTGCAGTTGAACGAACTGCCTTTGCGTCAGCAATAGCTTCTTTTAATAAGTCTTTTGACATTATTATTCTCCTAAATTTTTGTTTGGAAATAAGGTTATTGTGAACCTTAATAGATTGTTTATCTTTCCATGCTGTACCTTATAGAGAAGGTGACATTTGCGCATGCTTTTGTATTATATAAGTATATATGCAAAAGCCGAAAAACATGAAAATTTTGATTTTTTTGTAGCCCGACGGAGAATCGAACTCCGATTACCAGGATGAAAACCTGGCGTCCTAGCCATTAGACGACCGGGCCAGTATTATAAGGGACATTAAGCTACCACATAAGTTTAAGCTACCTATTCTCAGTCCCTTATAATTACTATTGAGCCTTGCCGTCTACAATACAAGTCCACATATGATTCTTCATAGCTTCCTTTTGCTTTTTAGTTTCCCATGAAAGCTTTCGTATTGCTTCTTTCTTCTGTACTCTTCTAACCTGAGCTGGCTTGATAAATTCTTTTCTAGATCTAAACTCTTCCATTATATTTGCATCTTTCATTTGACGCTTCATATATTTCAGTGCTCGCTCTAATGTTCCCGGACTTGCATCTGGAACTCTAACTGCATTTGGGCAGCCTTCTACATAAAACTCATATCTGCCGAGTTTCTTTCTAAATGGTCTTTTCTTACCATCTTTGTTTTGATAGCTGTTGCTATTCGATTTGTGCTTTTGATTTCTGTTATAAGCCATAAATTTTTTGTTTTTAGTTAAACCTTTATTAGTATCTAATATAACTAAAAAAACCGACATATAAAAATATATGGCGGTCTTTTTAATAAAGTAATGTTTTTTTATTTCTTTACGATATCTACGTACTCGCCTTGATTAACTATCTTAGCTTTTTGTAACATATCTTGATAATAATCTTTGATTTCTTTCATGTAGTTTGCAACATAATCACGTCTCCAGCTATCAAGATCTCTATCTTTATCTATAGCTTTAGCTTTAATAGCTGCTTGTTCTTTTTCTTCTGCTGCAGCTTCCTGTTTGTATCTTACGTAAGAATCAACCATTCTAGCATATCTATCAGTTACAGTTTTATATGTATCCCATGATGTTTGGTATTTACCTTTTTTAAGCATCTGAGTATTTTTATCTATTACTTGCTGTACTACCTTAGCAGCTTGAGCCATAAGTTTTTCCATGCCTTCTGCACCTGTTGCTGCAACTTTCATAGTTAAAGCTTTTTTGTATCTCGCGTGGTTTTTGTTAGCAACGTCTCTAGCTTGCATAAGTGCCGTAGCACCTTTTTGAGCGTCTGCTCTAGCAGCTTGTAATTCTTTTGATGAAGGTATATCTGATAAAGCAATTGATAATACTCTGTCAGCTACTTCAGAATATCTTTTGTAATTGTCAACTGATTTCTGTTGGTTACCTATCATATCAGGTTTGTGTGAATATCTTTGCTTTGGCCAGTACATAGATTTTTTACCTATAGTAATTCCTATAATACCTTTATTAAGCTGTCCGTATTCTGAATCTCTTTGGAATGGGTTTACTTTTTTGTCGTTCAATATAAAGATATTCATATGATCATTGGAAGGGTTAGCTTTCGAACTTACATTTTTATCTTGTACATCTGACCAAGCGAATCCTCTAGTCTTTGCAGTCGAACCAAAGAACCTTTTGTCAGTACTATCCATAACTTGGAACAATGCAGTCAATGCTTTAGATTCAAACTTTTCTGTTATTAGAGACTTGATTATTTCTTCTCTAATTAACTTTCGTAATTTTATTTCTGATTTCATATATCTACCCTACTTTTTCTAGTTTATGTGTTTGTGTTGCCATCCAATCATTGCCAGATAAACCAGCCATTTTAGACGCTTTCTTTATAGCTTCAACTGTTGATCTTGCTTTAACAGTATATGTTTTTGATTTTCTTAATTTAACGCCTGATAAGTCCATATCTGCAAATGACATCTTCCAAGTTGCAAAGCCTTCTGCTATTGTGCCTTCATACATAAGATCAAACATTAGATCTTGGATATTAGAATCTGTAGAATTACCACGATTTTTTTCAATAGCTCTTCTAGCTTTTAAAGCGTTTTTTGCCAATACGATATGATATCCTTTTTTAGGGCCGCCCATCTTCTTACTATATTGAGAACCTTGCATTTTAGAACCAACAGGTCTAGCGTTACCTCTAGGATCAACAACAACATACTTTTCTTCAACAACGATTTTCTTTGCCGTAACTACATTACTTAGTCCTTCGAATGCTTCGTTAACCTGTGATTGAAATTTGTTTTCGTTTTTAACTGCTTTAGATATTGCAGCTCTTTTCTTAGCTAAATACTCGTCTGATCCATCTTCATCACCATCATTATCTATATCACCGTCTTCTTTACCTACAGCGTCCATAGCTTCTTTAACATCATTGATTTCATAGTATTTGCCAAGTTTTTGGCCTATGTCTTCGAATACAGATTCTAATCTTTGTTGTAGAGTTGACATTTCCTTTGCAGCGCCTTCAAACACTTTAACTGATTCAGCAATTGATTTAGTATCTCTTTTGACGGATACAGAATCGAACCAATCGTCTTGTTCTTGCATAACCATCTTGCTAGCGTTTTCAGAAAGTTCTTTAATGTTTTTAACCATCTCTGCTATTTCCTGTGTTTTGTATATTTGTTTTCCATACTCATTAAATCTTGATACAGCTTCTAGAGTTGATTTTCTTTCTGACTCTGTCATCTTTTCTGATTTGAATCCTGTAGATTCGTTGAGTACTGCTTTGCGTCTCCAATCTCTAATATCGAATTTTGCCATTTTATTTTCTCCTACTTGGTAACGAACATTTGCAAGTTAAATCACAAAGCATTTCGTTGATTATATTATTTACCTTGTCGTATTTATTTATATTATAAATATCATTTACTGATTCCTTAATTGGTGCCATAAAAGCTCCGTGAGTTGATGGGTTGCTTACAAAATCCCAACACACCAATTCAAAATCAGGTTGTACTTCAACTGAAGGTGGAGCATCGTCTTCGTGTATTTCCTTAACTGATCCCATACCTCTTGAAGATATACCTAGTTTAACTCCAGCCTTTAGCAATTCTTTTAATATGTTTCCTGATGGAGTGCTTAACACCTCTACAGTACCAACTAAATCATCACCTTTCCACCATATTTTTTTTACATTGTGTGAAACATTCTGCAAATTTACTACAGATGATTCAGGATGGTCAAGCTCTCCAAGAGCTCTATTTTCTGCTATAGGTCCTTGAGCATATTTTTCAGCTTCACGCATAAGAGTTTCTTTTGGATATACTCTGCCGTTTTGATTTTTTGCTTCAGCTCTTTGAAGTACTCCTGTGACCAATACTCTACCGTTGTTTTTTTCTTCTGACTCTTTTATCATTTGAGGTGTTATATCAAATGACGAATAGTCTATTAAAAGTGATTTTGCCATTTAGAATCTCCTAAGTCTTTCGCTTATTCTCATCATTCTCTCAGATATCTTTCTAAGATTCCCTCTGGTGGATTTCCAGTATGACATGCTACTAACTCCATCTTCGGTTTTGAGTTTAATGTTTTGGTTAACTGTTCTTTCTATCTTAAATAGTTGAGCTGCAACTTCTTTTATAGACTTATTAACCTTTTGTTTGGAACTTAATGTTTCATCAGTTTTATAATTCTTGTAACTTATTTCATTTAGTTCTTTAGCTAGCTTCATAAAAGTAGATTCGTAAGTTTCTTTCTTCTTCTTCTTCTTAAAAGCTTTAGGTGTGTCGTATGATTCCCCACCACCTGTAACGTTCATTTCGTCCATTTCGTTGTATAGATAGGTATGATCTTTACCTTCATCATCTTTCTTTACAAGCTTACCATCATTATGTAATGTAGCCATTTCTTCTTTTGTGAAAGAAACAACATGCTCATTTACCATTTCATCTAATTTTTTATTTAATGACATTAGCAACCTCTTTAATTAAGTCGTATGTTCTTAATACTGATATAATATGTGTATCTTTTATAGACTTGTCGCTTTTGATTTTTTTCAGCTGGCTACTAACTTCTTTAAGTTTTATCTTTACAATTTTGTCTTTAATAAATTTAGATGCTTTGTCTAATTTTTTTGTAGTCTTATTGATTTCGCCGTGGATATATTCTTTAAGCTTGTCTGTATTTGATATATTTTCTATATATTCTCTAAGCAATGTTTTCTGCTTAGGTCCTAGTTTTCCATACTTATTATTGAACTTTTCCAAAAGAATTTTATATGATAACATACGTACATCTTTATCTTGTTCTTTGTACATATCATATGTTTCATCTACTCTAGATTTCTTTGCTGTAGAATTTGTTATCGTTTCTACAAGTGAATATCTAAATCTAACTTGATTTGATGGAGATGCTCCTTCGAATAAACAATATATAGAAGCGTTTTTAGAATAGTTAGAAACGTTTGCTTTAAAAAAATCTTCAACATTATAGCTTGATTTGATTTCCTTAATAAGATTATATTTTTGTTTTCTAAGAGTTGAGCTTGAAAGCTTTTTTCTTTCTTTTAAAACTGCATCTATAAATTTGTCTGCTCTAGATTCTGATTTAAACTTTTCACTTAATAGTGTTTGGTATAATCCTAGCTCTTTCTTAAGAGATGTGTTTTTCTTAAAAAACTCTTTTATAATAGATATTGCAGGGGAACTTTCAACACCGTTTACAGTATCGCTGGTCACCTGTCTAACAAGTAATTCGAATAGAATACCTGTATTTTTGAATTTTGAATGTTTTACTGCCAATGTCTTTCCCTTAATATATCTTTATATATACTTTTATATCTAATAAATATCACGAAGTGTATTAAATATCATCTTTTAATATATTTTCCTCGTTTAATAGAGTTGATTTGTTCTTACTTGCTTTGTTCATCTCATCAAAGATATTAACCGCCATTCTTCTTCGTTCTTTACCTTCGAATTTTCTTAAATTTTTATTGTTCTTAAGCTTCGAATCTCGCCTTCTTTCTTCTTTGGCTAGTGGATCTCTACCTCTTGCTGATTTTTGAGTACCTGGCTTAGGGCCTTCCTTAGGTCTTCCCTGTCCAGGTTTGTTTTCAGATACGCCTTCATCGTCTGCCCATAAATCTACATCCGGCATATCAGGTTCGAACCCTCCTTCTTCTCCAGCTGGTGGTTGAGAACCTTGCTGTAGAGCCCAGTCAGTTGCAACTGATATCTTAGATGTTATAGGATTATTTCCTGCTTCAAGTTCGTTGTGTAGGAATAATCGTTTCTTGTCCTGCTGTACGCCTCGTTGTTGTTCTTCCATTTCGTCAACTGACATGTGCAATATATTTTTGTATGCCCATTCTTCTGATACCATACCACCAGATTTTATAGAATCTATAAGCTGGAGTTTCTGAGACCAAAGTTCGATTTTCTCTTGTTCGTGTATTGTCGATGAGCTTGTCAAGGATAAATTAAAGTCTACCAAATCTTCTTCTGTAAAGCCTTGTGAGTACAAGTGTACCATAGCCATCTTTGTCAACTCTGATATAAAGATTCTTTGTATTCGCTCTATAGTTCTTGCAAATCTTACATCTTGCGCAGCGAGTGTTGCTTTTCCTTCTACACCTTCTTCATATCCTAAAAATGCTTTTGGTATTTTAAGTGCTGCAAACATTCTGTGCTTTAAGTATTCTACATCCTCAATTCCACCAAATTCCATACCTGACATTGTATCAATTTCAGTACCTGTGTTACCACCTCTTACAGGGAGATAGACATCCTCCATCATATTGGACATATTAAACCTTAGGTTGTATTGACCAGTTTTAGGATCTAGATATGGAGTTTTTTTCATCTGACTTATAACTCTCTGCATATATGTGTCTACTTCTGCTGGAGGTATATTACCTATGTCAATTTTATATACTCTTTTTTCTGGTGCACGCATAATTCTATGAATCAACATAGCATCTTCCATAAGAGTTAATTGCTTATATGTTTTTCTTGCTGGTTCTATCATTGATTTACCATACGGTAAGAAATTCATATCGTTTAAAAGTCTAAAGTGAGCTACTTCATAATTACCATATTTTGTATTTGTTCCACCAGCAGCTTGTTGGCCAGCACCGCCTCCCATAGAAGGATCATGATTGAACTCTACCAATTCAGGGTTTGCAGGATCAATACCTTCTTCTCTGTACATTTCGTATGGTGATAGTGCTGTACAATTTGTAACACCTACTGTTTCTGTAATGTCCATTTTTAAATATAGATCTCCATACTTGCACATGTTTCTTACCCAAGGCCATGCATTGAATTCTATGTTAAGTACATCATAAAATAAATTGTTTAATACCTTCTGAACTCTTTCGTTTTCAGAGTTAATTGTTAGTACATTACCATATTCATTTTTAAGAGTCGACTCATCTGCATAGATATCTAACGCTGAAGATATAATTGAATCTTCATCCATTAGTTCGTAGTCAGTATATAGTGATAGTCTTAGTGTGTGAAAATTAGCTTGCTGATTATATCCATAGTTGTCACTTTGATATATTCTATTAAATCTATCTACAAGTCTATTTGTTGATAGTTTCTGATTAGACTGGATCTTTGATAGATCTGCGATCTTCAATCCCTTGTCTGTCCTTCTAACTATTGTTCCTGTTGAAAATAGTGTTTTTAATCTTCCGAAAAATGTTTTATCTGCCATTTTGTTTTAGCTCCTTATATCAACCAGGTTAAGTCTTCTTCGTCGTTTCCAATCTTTTGTTTCCAAGGATTTACACCTTGAACACCATCATTGCCAGTATAGGCTCCTCGAGTGTTAGTTATACTATTGATAGCGCTTTTATTCATTGCCAATCCTTCATTGTGCAATCTCAAAGCATTATCTCTAACATACATTGCGATAGAAAACGCCATTGTTAAATCGTCATTGTACCCTCTTTGAGCTTCAGCTTTGTGTCCATTCCATATAAAAACGAACAGCTCATCGATTAACCTTTTTGATCTAACGATACACGCCTTCTCCCTAAAATAAATATCAAGTTTCGATATCAAAAGGGGTCGAGTTCTTGAAGACGTTGTAAATCCTGGTGTCATATTTTCTCTGTTTTTTAAATCATAACCTTTGCTTAATTGTGTTGCTGCATCATGAACTCCTTCATGTTTGTATGTATAATAGAGATTTCTGTATCCTCTATCAATAGCAGGTTGTAGTGCAGCCCAACCTATATTTGCATTTTCTACTACTAGTAAAGCTTCATTGTATTCTACGGATATATTTACTAGCATGTTTCCAAAATCTTTTGTAGGTATTTGAGATTTGAATTCTGCAACTTGTGTCATTGTTTCTATTTCGATAACATGAAAAGCAGAATAATCACTTGCATCTCCTCTGGCAACATCGGCAACTACCATATAAGATTTTGTATAATCTGGATAGTCCCAAATCCACATCTCATCATCACGGCCTCTTTTTTCTATAGGCTCTTTACACATATTGTCTTGATACCATGTAAGAAGCTCACCAGAAACAACCGAATTACCAGAAGTTATAAAGTCACAATCACATTCTTGTGCTGCCATTTTTTCACCTAGCAATTCTGTTTGTAAATCTCTCCACTCTTGGTCTCTTTCAGGATGCTCTGTCCAATGTAGCTTGATAGGATTAAATCTTCCATCACCTCTTTCTGCTTCTTGCCAAGTCTTATGAAATAAGTTACCAGTCCCATTAGGTGTTGATAGCAAAACTGCTCTACCACCAGTTGCTAATGTTTGCTGAGCTGAAGTCCATATCTCATCTATCTTATCTATAAATGCAGCTTCGTCAATTACAAGTAATGACAGCGCTTCTGATCTAGCAGCATCAGGTGAAGATGACACGGCTTTTACTTGAGAACCATTTTTAAGTCTAAGAGAAAGTCTGTTATCTTCTTCAGATCCAACACGGAGCCAAGAAGGTAGCATCTCATGCATAACTCTAATCTTTGTAATAAGATTTTTTGCTGTGTCTTGCTTGATTGCAATTACTAAAACGTTATAGTCTTCATTGAACACCATACTCCATACTGTAAGACCTGCTGTTAAAGTTGAAATACCCATCTGTCTAGATTTAAGTATTATATTAAATCTTTCTGTTGTTAACTCTGTAAGTGCTTCTTCTTGGAATGGGAATAGATCGAACTTGATCTTCCCTTTCATTGGATGCTGTATGTAGCAATACTTTCGCATAAAGTATATAGGGTCTTGCGAACACCTAACATACTCTTTAACTAACGCTTGTTTTATTGTTTCTTTTGCCATAGCCCGTATATATAAATATATATGTTTTTAGTTTTTAGTTGATCTGGCCAGCTAAATAAATTGCAGTTGATGTACCTGCAACGCCTAGTACTACGCCAAACCATCTTTTGTTATACCAAGCATCTGTAATTTTTAATCTATCGTTGTATAATTTAATCTGTTGATTTAGCAATAAGATTTCTTCGTCTTTGCCTGCAACTATTGATAGATTGTTTACACGTAATTGAAAGAAGTTTGTGTTTTGTATTTCAAGATTTCTTATGTATTCAGTCTTAACCGAATCTTGATACTCCAATGTATCTAATGCTAGAAAAAACGCATCCAATTCTGATTGTGGTATCTCAACCATCTTGTCTTGTGCACAGCATTCTTTTGGTGTAGCACATGACACTAATAAGATTAGCCCTAGTATATATAATATCTTTTTCATTATTTCTTACTCCTGTATTTATTTTTAAATTCGGAAGTAGTTTTCTTTGCAGATTTTGTTGATTTTATCTTAGACTTTGTATTTTTTAGTTTTACATCTGTCTTCTTTATCTTTTTTACTATTACTTCTTCTTCCTTCTTCAACTTTTTAGTTTTTGCCTTAACAGCTTTTACCTTAGTCTTGTTTTCTTTTACATCCGCCTTGAATTGTTTTTTATTTCCTTTTGCTGACATAGCAAAAATAGCGCCTATCACAGCACCTATTCCTAATAATACTCTCCATAATGTTTTCATTGATTGTTCTCCTTTTTTTTGTTAACCATTTCTTCTATATTGTTTGACTCTGTTTCCATAAACTCTTCAAACTTTTGCTTCATATCTTGCTTTGCGATATCAGTCATCTCACTCCAATCTTCTATCTCTCCAGCTTCTGTTATGAAATGCTTTGAATTTATATTTCTTAAATAATCTTCAAACTCTATTTTCTTTTCTGCTTTCCAAGATTTAAAATTCTTTTTTACGTTTTCTACAAGCCAATTGTCATATGTACCTGAATGTCTCATTTCTATCTCTGATCGACTCTGGCAGTGCAAGCAGTGCTTATATCGCATATACATAAATTTGTGTTGAGACTTGTTCATAGCTCCGCCACATGAAGGGCAGCTAATAGGTATTCTTGCTGCAGCTCTTGCTTTATCAAGCTTTCGAACATTTTGTTTGATACCGTTTTTTATTGTCCAAGTTCGGCCGTTTTCTTCCCACACATCGCCTTCTTGTTTTTTGGACTTGTATTTTTTATAACCTGTTTGAACTCGAGATTTAGAACCGTAATCGCCTGTTACGAGATTTCTCATTCTTTGTATTTTGTTTTTGTCCATAAGCTTAATATAACAAATTTAATTGACATAGAAAAATTATTTCCATGTTAAAAATATATCATCCCCGTAATTTGGTTTATAGGAGCAAATGCTCCAGTCAATTTGTATGTCTTTCCTTTATATACAAATACCAAACCTTCACTAGGTACTATAGCTTTCATACCGCCAATTGAATTTAGCTTGTTTAGTTGTTGAGAAAGTCTGTTTATTTTTTTTATATCACCGCCTTTTCTTACGATTGATATTGCAGACTTTACTTGCTTTCTCATATTCTGAACTGCTTTGTCTGGATTTGCAGCAAGATAGCCATCTACGTTTTTAAGTACTTCTACTCCTAACTCAAAAAATAACTTTTCAAATGGTAGCATATTCTTTTTTATTTGATCTGCAAGCTTTGTCTTGTCGTAGTCGATTGCTTTTGCTAAAACTTTTTCGTCTTCTATTGTTTTTTTATTTAACCTAAAAGATTTGTCAGAAAATGCCCATCGTTTCACTAGCCCCATCTTGATTCTGTTTTCAACTTTGCCTATTTTTTTATCTACAAATTCTTGCCAATACGCTTGGTGGTATTCTGCAAATGTTGATGAGTCAGACATCTTATATTTTGACATTAACTTGTTAAGCTTGCCTAAGAAATAAGGTCGTTTTGCAGCATAGTTTTGATGAGGATTTATCTTTAAAAATTGAGGGCCTATAATACTAAAGTTCTTTTGAACATTAGCATCAGCTTGTTTTATCATACCTGCAAGTACTCTTGCTCCATCTTTAACTGCTCCTATTGCCATCCCATCTTTATATTGTAAAACATTGTGAAACTGTAGATTTGGTGCGTCATAGCTAACTACATTTGAAGATGCTGGCCACATTATTTCCATGTTTATCCAATTGTTACCATCATCAAATATCTTTTTCTTTTGCTTGTCGTTTATACTACCTATAGCTTTTGTAAGATCGTTCATTGCGTAATTAAACGCCTTTTCTATATTTCCTCTACCTGCAAACTTTGAAGCTATAGCTTTTGAGTCAACTCCTCCTCGCTTTATATCACCTGTATTTCTTGCTGCTTTGAGTCCCTTGTTCCACGTTACAAATAAATTCTGGCCATCAGTTTTTTCTGTCGCTGCTTGTTCTAGATCTAGCTTGCCTTGTAGTGAAATATCTATTATCTGTCTGAAGTCTCCAAATGTAAGTCCTCGATCATCAAATGGGTGTGACATGTGGCCATAAGCCCCTCCTTCTAATATCAAGCCTTCGCTCATTATCTCTCCATCTTTCATAGGTTTTGTTGGTTCCTTCTTAGATTGTGGAGCTGCAATTTCTGCACCTAGATAATTTACAAATTCATAGCCTGCTGCAGCAGCTATATATTTAGACCAACTTGCCCATCGCTTAAAAGCATCTCTACCTCTTTTATCTTTAAGTAGATTTGTACCACCTTGCTTTCCAGGTAAACCTGCAGGGAAATATGATACAGCACCAGTTGGTCCTCCACTCATATCAGTCTTGAATTCTGTTTTGTGGTCAAAAAATTCTTCGGTTCCTGTTAGATAGTTTAACACTTCCATTCCTAGATTTATAGAATTTGTTATCTTTGAACCAAATTTCTTCCAAGACTTTTGATCTCCCCAATATCCTCTTGGGCCATCGTCAACATTTTGCCCTGATGTCTTTGTTTCGCTTATAAGTTTTGGTATGTCGAAGTAATGGCAAAATCCTTCCATTATCTCATTTAGTTTTTCAAGCTTGTTAACTATTAAGTCATAATTTTTTGTATGTCCGAATACGCCTTTAAACAATTTAAGCTTTTGTTTTTTATCTATAGTCTTATCACCTAGTGCAGTTCGTATTGTTGTACCACTCATCTCTCCATAACCACCAACACTTAATGATACATGTGGAGCTATTATTGTATATGCTCCATCTCTATATCCTATCTCAGCTTTTCCTTTCCAGGGTCTAAAAAACTTACCACCTAGTCTGTTGGCATCTTTTTTACCAACCATAAATACTGCTGCTGTTGTTTCTGGATCATACTTGCTTAAAATTTCTTTTGCTTGGTATGTATTTTTTACCTGTACTACTTTTGATATTCCATAGGAATTTATAATCTTTTTCTTTTCACTAAAATTAAAAGGTGATTTAGGTAAATCTACTTTATTACTCGTAGCGACGTATGCGTCAGAGAATTTACTTTTCAACCATTTAAATGTCTTAGCATGGTGTTTACCCATAGGCTGAAAACGGCCTGGATATATTGCTACGATATTCTTTATCTTAGAATCTTCAGTAATTACTTGCTCAGCAAGCCATTTTCCTAAACTCATGATTTTCTTATCTCCAATTCTTTCTTAATCCATTTTTTAGCAACATAATTTTGAATTGGTCTTTTAACAAATTCTCTTGCCTTTGCTTTTACTATATCTGCAAATTCTTTATATTCGCTATTATCTACAACAAGTATGTTGCTTGCTCCAAATAGAGATTGGAATTTACCTAAGTTCTGATTAACATCTCGCCAAGATTTCTTAACCAAATCTACAGGTAGAGTTCTTTCTCTATTTGCATTTCTTTCTAGAGCAACTTTTAAATCAGTGTTAACAAATATCATATAACTATCATAGCCAGAAAGTTGAAGCATTTTCTTCATCTTTGCTATCTTGTCGTAATTCTTACCTGTACCATCAATTAGCATACCTAGCCTGTTGTTTATATAACTCTGCATTCTTTTCGATGTTACTGACTTAGCTTTGCCTCGTAATTTCATTGCATCAGCGTGTTGATCTTTGGTTAACTTTTCAAGATCTAATGGCATTTTAGCTTTTTTCATATAAGCTTCAAATGCTGAATCTGAGTTAACACCTTTTAATCCATTTGCAGATACCATCGGCATCTTTTCTGGCATTCCAAATAGAGTCGACGCAGCATATGATTTACCTGAACCAGGACCGCCTGCAGTGAACACTGCTTTGAAAATACCTGGATCGTATACACCTTCGTTTAATATGTCTTGTAGTTTAATCATTATATATAAATATCATTAAGTTAGCAATTTGCGTAGATCCAGTCCGCATATCCTGAGTATAATCTAGCAGTTGATCCAGGTGTTGGATTGAACTCTATTGCAAGAAAGTGCTTTGAAGCGTCAAAAAGTTTAGCAGCGGGGCCCATTGGTATGTCTGCATTTACTAGGCCTGTTGCAATTGGTGATGGTGGTGATTGTCCATTGAAAGCATTCATCGACATAGTAAAACTACCTCCGGTTGCGGTAACGCGTGTTTTTTGCTTGAAAATTGAAGAGCAATATGGCATTGTCCATGTACAGTATGCTTTTTCACCATCAGCTAAATAAAGAAAAGTTCCAGCAATTCCAAAGTTTTGTGGTTGTCTGTGATTGGTGAAGTCGCCAGGTGTGAGTAGATATCGATTGCTGTTTTTATATGTTTTTGTTGTAGTTGCTGATAGTGCATTTCCTTTTAGATCACCGTTTATTGCAGAGCTAAATGTTTTTGTTCCGGCTATTGTTTGATTGCCAGTATCATAAACTCCATTTGTTACTGATCCAGCATTGCCGGTAGTTGCTTGATTCCAAGTAGGCACTGCTCCAGTCAAACCTGTATATGGTACTTTGGAAGCTGTAGCAGCTGTCCCTGAAGTATCTTGTGTTCCTGCTTCGCTAACACCTGGCAAGCTTATACTGCTTAGTCCGTCAAACGTTACACCTCCTATTCTTCTGTTTCCAGCAATTTTATCTGCCACTCTGTTTTGTAATACTCTATTAGAATTAAGATGTCTTAAGCCGTTACCATCATTTGACATTCGCATGAAACCAATAGTTGTACCACCATCTCTAAATTCTATAGATCCTGTTGTTGTAATGATATGATCAAAAGAACCTGTACCTCCAGCTCCTGCAGACACATTACCTCCTGCTATAATTGATTGAGTGCAAAATATATCACCAGATGCTGATATACTACCAGATTCCAATGCAATATCAGAACCTTTGATTCTTACTTTTCCTGTTGCTATCAAGTTCGTTGTCAGAATATCTGAAGCTTCTATAGTATTCGTTGCGTAAATACTACCTGTGTTTATTGATACTTCAGATCCTATCGTTTTTATCCTGCCATATACTGTTACATCAGTGCCAAATATATTTTCACCTAATTGTGCACTGCAACTTATAGTATCTGCAATGACATTCTTTGCGGTCACTTTTCCTGTCGCTTTAAAGTCTGCTGCGCTTATTGACGCTGTAGTGTTGACATGCTGATCCATTGTCTCAACATATCCCCAATCATTTTCAGTGATTGTGTTATTATTCATCGTTTGTATCGATGTTAAATTTGATGCAGAAAATATAACACTTCCTGTTCCATCGAATATCGATGTACCATCTGTGTGTAATACTCTTTGATAAGTATCGTTTATATTAGAACCTGATAGATTTGGTAAAGCCATTACCTATCTCCTATTTTTTAGTTTTGTTTAATACTTTTATAACTTTCTCTATAACTGGTCTTTTGAGATTTTCTGTTATAGGATTTTTTTGTACGTATGTAGCTACTATATTGTTTAGCTTGTTCTTTTTTATGTGCAAGTTTTCTATATTGATATCTTCTTTTATTAGCATTTTAACTAAATTAAGAATATGTTGCTTTTCCGTAAGTGTAGCCTGTGATATAATATGTGCAGAACCTTTACGATTTTTTATCATTTTTTTATTTTGCGTTTTTACTTCAACTGTAACTGTTTTACTTGCTTGTACTTCGAACTTAGATTCCCAAGGAATGAAAAAAGTATCTTCAGCTATAACTTCTAGTCTTATAGATCCTTTAGTATTTTCTTCAATTAAACCTCTAAGTCGCTTAACTGGTATATTAACTTTTCCAGTATCAGAAATTGTGCCTTTGAACATTACGTCAAAGCCATCTGCTTCAACTACCAATCTAGCTTTAGACTTTTTTAATGACGCTCCTTGAAGTTTTATCTTTGCTTCAAAATTTTCTATTTTATCCGTGTATAATTTGTACATTTGTTTTTATCTCCTCAGCTATAATTTTAATGTCATCTAAATATAAATCAATCTTTTCAACTTCTTTATTTTCGTCGTAAATCTTGATTCCTTTCTTCCACATCAAAAGTCTGATTACTTGTTTTTGCTTCTTCTTATTTTTATCTTTCTTCTTCCAATTGCTCCAACTTCTGCCGTGGATCATTATATCAAAGACCTCACCCCATACAAGGTTTATGTATGTGCTAGATTCTTCAGTCCAATCGAATGAAGCTTGCTCCCATTGTATATCAGTTTCAGTTTTAGCCATATATAAATATCAATTTCTCATTTGTTTATTAAGCTAGAGTTAATACCACTTTCTCAGTACCAACTGAAAATGTTATTGTCCCTCCGCCTCTTTTGCCAGCTTCGTATTTTATTGAAATGCCGTTTAAAGATTCGACTAGTAAATTATTCTTTGCAGGATTATACTTAAGATCTGTGTCTGTTCTTAGCTGTTGAGTACCTGTTGCTGAGTCTACATATGTCAAGTAGTGATCAGCATTTTCATTGTCTGCTATTACTGTTGTTGATGTACCTACAGCCGCTGTTCCTGTTGTATCTTGATCACCTCTAGCATTAACACCTGGTAAGTCTATATTTCCCGATCCATCAAATGCAACACCTCCTATATTTTTAGCTGCTGCTAACTTAGTTGTTGTTGCTGAATTGCCGTCTACGTTACCTTTTACATTACCTGCAAGAGATCCTGTTATGTTAGGAGCTGTTAAACCACCTGTAAATGTTGCGTCAGTAAACATTGTAGCTTTGCTTTCATTTGTTACATTTCCTAAGCCAACGTTAGCTGCTGTTGTTCCAGATCTAATAGTTGAAGTAGAATCGTTATCGACATTCCCTAGACCTACAGTCGTTTTATTAGGCGAGGCCAATCTCCAACCTCCAGATCCAATAGAGTTTACACCAGGCTCTCCTGCAACATATAGCTTCATGCTATCATTTGTGTCGATCCACTGATCGTTTGTTGCCAATGAAGTTGGAATTGCATCTTGAAAGAATGTTGTAGTTGATTGACTAGCTCTTGTGTGTACAGTTGTTATTTCATCTACGGCAACTCCATTTATAGTACCTGTAAAATTACCTGATCTAATTGTGTTGTCGCTTGTGTTATCAACGTTCCCCAAACCAACATTTGCTTTTGTTGTTCCAGATCTAATAGTTGAAGTAGAGTCATTGTCAACACTTCCTAAACCAACATGTGCTTTTGTAACACCTGAAACAGTACCTGTAAATGTTGGATCTTTTATCTTTGCTGACGTTGCAACTTCAAAATCTTCGGTAGGGGTTTCAGTACCTATACCAACCTTTCCACTTGATGAAACATAGAATGCAACTTTATTTGATACTGCTCCTGCTGACTGTGTAGAAAATATCTTTAAATTCCCATCATCATCAAGATCTATTGCCATCGCAACTGAACCTGAATAAGGATCCCATGATGCTGTGACATTGGAAGTCTCCTCCGCGGAAGATGAAAATATAGAATTAGAGCCAATAGGAATTCCATGAGAGTTGGTGCCTGATTCTGTATAATATATTTGCGTTCCTGCAACTGCCGAGCTTGTGCCATAAAATGAGTGTGACGCTACCGAGCTTGATAGATAAGTTAAGTGNAGGCTTCCATTTCCTGAAATGACTCCAGATGCACTACCGCTTGCTATTAAATCAGGGTTACTTGATGACCACGCTGTCTGTATTTCTTGGAAGCTCGATGATAGGAATAGTATCGATGAGCCTGATACTACGGGTGTATATGTATTATGATTCGACATTGTTATTCTCCAACTTTTTTATTCTTTCACTTAACTGTTTTATAACTTCCTGTTGATCTTGAATAGATTTTATCATCATAGGTATTAGCTTGTCAGGTGCAACAGTCATAGGATCTTCGTCTACATTTCCATATTCATTTCCAAAAGCTGCTTCGGGATAAACTTCCTGTAGCTCTTGTGCTATAAAACCAGTCTCCTGAATACCTTCATCAATTATTTGTGCATTTTTATAATTAAAGTCTCTAACTTTAATTTTCATCAAATCACTGATTCCCCACTTGGTATCTTTTATATTAGTTTTTAGCCTTGCATCTGAAGAGTATTCAAAGACTACTGTATTCTGATATGAATTACAGTGTTTTCTAATACCACCTGAAAAGTTTTGTCTACCTGAAGGATAGTTATCGCTCTGTTCCCAGTGATAGAATGTAAGATAGTAAGCGTTTGCTAAACCTGATTTTCCAACAGTTTTTGAATAGAAAGTAGCAGTTTTTGGATCCATGTATGAAGATCCAACCATAGGGCCAGGTAGTACTGACATTCCAGCTGCACAAGTAGATGTTAATGCAGTTTTGAATTTGCCTTTAGTTGGAACCATAACACCTATAGGCACTGTTGATGTCATTATTTTAACACCGTGACCTGCTTGATCTCCAAGATCATAACAGGGAACATCGCCTTGATTAGCTGGAATTGGATTTGCAGTTGTGTTGAATATGGCAGCGTATTTCACATCCGCTGATTCTGCATTATAAATGTGTGCCCAGTTGTTAACCTGTAACCAAGTTTTCTCTGCGTATTGATGATAGTACTCTGCTGAGTATGAAGGGTAAAAATAATTTCGTGGTCCGTTACCTATTGTTGTTGGGCAATTCATATTCAAACCTGCATTAACAATATCGTATGTTGGATTCCACAACGCGTTACAGAATTCATATCCTGGTATAGCAACTGCAGTAGAGGTGCCTTCTCCGGAGCCACCGTATTCATGACTTGGATCGTGATTCCAAACTGTAGTACAGCCTGATGATGGATCTGCTGGGTCGCCTGCTGCGGCTGCAAAGTCTAGTGTTCCATCACCATCTTGATATGTTACGACTATATTTGTTTCTGTATTTCCAGTCACCATTTCACCTACTATGTCTTGTATGGCTTCTTTGTTGTACAGTCTTGTTTGAATAGTTTGAGTTCCTGGATTTACTACTACTGTCTGTGCAGTTGCTGATGCAAGTATTTCGGCATAACTAAAAGTAATATGGTCATTATTAACAACATCAAAAGATTGAGTACCTGTGGTGTCTTGGACTGTAAATGATGTCATATTACCAGTTCCGCCACCACCATCACTAGCTGATATTGTAATTATTTTTATTGTCGAATCAGAAGGATGTTCTGCATACGAAGTAGATACTCCGCCTGAGCCTGTAAATATAATTCTATCATTTGCAAATATAGATCCTGAAGATCCAACTGATGCTGGTCCATCACTTGCTGTAAAAAGAGCAACTGTACCATTAAGTTCGACAGTACCTGTAAATGAAGCTGTCTGTGTTACTTGCAAAAGATTTGTGTGTATGTGTGTAAATACTTGAGTAAATTCGTTTTGCCAAGGAACTTTTTCAACGACAGCGGTGTAGTTTGATATTTCTCCATAATCATTGTAGAACTCGAACTTAAAGTCAAGTGAATCATATACACCTACATTACATTTTACTGTAGGGAATATAACATCGAATGTTCCTGGAGTATATCCTTTTCTGTCCCAAGGTTTTATTGATATATCCCAGACGTGCCATATACCTGAATCTATTTTAAATCTTGGCATACCTGTTTCAGTACCGTCTGCTTTAAATATAAATTTGTAACCTACTTCTTTGAAGTCATCATGTAAATCGAATTCGACATGTTTCTTTCTAACTGATACATCTTCTATCTTACCTATATATTTACCATAGTCGTCAGTACCATCTGTAAATGCAGATCCTGTAATATATAGCTTCATGCTAGGTTCTACTATAGGATCTTGAGTAAGCTGAGTCCATGTGGGAACTAGTGTTTTTACAGAAACAGCTTTTAGTGATAATTCATACCACTGATCTTGATAGAATGATGCTGACTCTTTAGCCTTCAGCCACCAAAATGCAGTACCGTCAAGATCTAAAGCTTGGTTGTTGTCACCTATCATTAAGTTATCATTTACTGGTGGATTTTCACCAGCACCTCCTTGAGTATATATAGACATTGATGGAGCTTGAGTTCCTACACCTTCTGTTTCCCAATACTTTTCCAGTGTAGATATATCTGTACCAACGCCCCAAGTAGAAAAATCCCCAATAGGCATTCTGTGCTTTTGGTGATCTCTTCTATATAAAAGCTCCTGTGCCTCGAGTGCATTATCTGAAGCCATAACCCAATCGAATGGAGCTTGGTGGTTTTTCATATAACATTTTATTCGAGTTACATCACCTGTTAAAGGTTCTAGATTGTCGAACCTAACTTTCGCATAAGATGTTCTAAGATCTTCACCTTGAGATCCTGTTGGGGCTGATGTATAAGTTAATGGCATTTCAGCAAACATCAACTCGTAGTTTGATGCATCGAACTCAAAGTGTTCAAACTCTTGATATTGAGCCGTAGTAAGTCCTTGCCACGTTGTATGTGGAGAAGAAGTACGAGCTTCAAACGGAGACATTATCTCTAATATAGAAGTCATAAAACCACCTGGTATGAATGAACCACTACCATCATTTGCTTCTTCATCAAACAAACCATCACCTTGCTCTGTTTCTGCAAATACAGGGTTTGCTGAATAACCATTTATGCTACTAGGTCTAGGATTTTCAGGATATTTTATCATTAAGATACCACCTTGCATATCAGGTGTAAATCCTCCAAAGTCTAATATATTACCTGAGTTTCCATCGTGTGCTGTTACGAAAAATTTGTCTCCACTCTTTCGATATGACATTTTAGTATTAGTATTTACTGATGATGAAAGTACATAGCTTGATGTTTCATTTCCTGTCCAACCTATTGATGATGATAGCTCTTGATTAAAACCTAAGTTATAAAATGGGTGTGATACTTCTTCTATAGATATTTGTGGTCTGTTTGAATCATTGTATATAATTTGAGATTTATTAGGCTGATGAGGTTTTGCTGTAAAAACTCTAGTCCATTTCATGTTGGATCTGTTTCTCCAATCATTAGGAATTCTTGTCCCATCAGGTGCTACTCGTGCAGTACCTATAATTGTAAGTATCATATCTCCCGCAGGAGTTTGAGGTGTTATGTCTAAAGATATAACTCGTTCATGAGCATCGTTGTTTAAATCATAAATCTGAGTCTTTACAAGATCTCCTGCTGCATCGACTGCTTCTATTAAAAGCTCTGTCCCTACCTGCATCGTATCTGAATTACCTCTTATTGCAATTAGATTTTTACCTGCGTGTAAGTTAAAAGACGGATCGTAATCTAATCTAAAATAGTCACCTGACTTATCGTCAAAATCATCAAAGTATACTTCTCTATTATATAAATCTTGAAAAAAGTACTGACCTTGTAAAGTCTCAATCTGAAGTCTTTCGACTACGTTTCTTCTATTTCTACTACTCGCTCTTGGCATGCTATTCTCCTATTATATATAAATATCAGCTACTGAACAATAACGTTGCTTAAACCTTTGTTGACGTTAATTTCTACAAGTCCATCAACCATGTCTTTCATTATATCTATATGAGATATTATCATTACAAAATCAAATTCTACTTTCAGATAATCAAACAGCATAGAAAGCGAGTTTAGATTATCTGAGTCAAGATTTCCAAATCCTTCATCGACTGACAAGAAATTAGGTCTTGGCAAATTAGATATCTTAATTAGTGCAACTCTTATTGCTAGAGATGATATAAATTTTTCCATACCAGAAGTAAGCTCTAATGGCCATTTATTGTCATCGCTATATTTTATATAACTTAATATGTTTTTACCATCAACATCGAATTCGATTTCAAACTCTACTATCTGAGAAAGAGTGTTGTTTATTTCCTCTTCCAAATAAGGCAGCGTTTGAGCTATAATCTCATAAGGTATACCGTCTCTCTTAATAGCATCTAAATAATACTCGTATGATTTAAGTTTTAATTCTAGTTCATGAGCTTCGGTTATAGTGTTTTTTATATGAGATATATTCTGATCAGTTATTGTTACGTTGCTATATGCCTTCTGAAGGTTAGACTGAACAACATCCAATTCTACCTTTATTGATGACTTCTCTATTTCTAATGTATCTATAGCTTTGTTAATGCGCTCATTGTTCTTTATAAATTCAACATTGCTATGGTACTTCTCGATATCACGTATAACACCCTTTAGTTCAGTTTTCTTTGCGCGTAGGTTGGACTTTCTTTCAAGTGATTTGATTCTTATTTCCGATTCATATTGGGAAATTGTCAACTTTTCTGATTGTAGCTTATTATGTATATCTATTAGGTTATTTACATCTAGATAGCCTTTTAGTACATCATCTGATATTGTTTTGTCGTTTAATAACTTCTTAACAATTACCTTTTCTTCTATCAATTCTATCTTAGCTTTGTCTGCAGCTTTAACAAATTCATTGTTGCAGCAGTAATTACAATTAGGGTCATATTCGTGTGTGTCCAACTTAGATATTAAATCAAGCTTGTTTCTAACGCTAACTTTCTTGATTTCTATAGACTGCTCGAGACCTATATTGTTTTGCTTCTCAACATTAAGTAATTCAAGTCTGTTATTCAAGGAATTTATATCTATTTTTGAAAGCTTACTGTTTATATCAACATACTTCTTTTTATTGTCTTTTGTATAATTTCGATACTTGTCTAATTTGTAATTGTGCACTTCAATATCTTTTTCTATTCTAGATTTTACACCTTCTAGCTTGTCGATATCATTTTCTACTTTTATATTCTTTAGCTCTTTAGTCTTATGCTTTATACTGTCTTCTTTGTTTCCATACTTTTTTTGTATTTCGTTTTTATCATTTTCAAAATCCTTGTATACTTCTTTGAAGTTGCCAAGCTTCTCTTCTTCTTCGATAAGTTGTTCCGCATAATCTGTCTTTCCAAAGTTCTTTAATAGTATCTGAACCTCTTTTATTTCTTCGTTTGCTAAATGATATAACTCTTCAAATACAGTTATGTCTAAAAACTGCGATAGTAAATCTTTCTTCTCAACTTGTGACTGATCTATAAATCCTGTGTTATTGTTTTGAACTGACATTGATGTTAGTACAAAGTCATTGTAAAAACCTAGATAACCTCTTATGTTTTTATCTGTCTGAGTTCTTTGCTCACCGTTTAAATATATTATATTGTCATCTTCACCTATCATCCAAAATTGAACGTCAACTCTTACGTGACCTGATTTTTCTTTCTTACCTTTCCGCTCGATGAAATAATCAACTCCATCTATTTCAAAATTTAATTTAGAGTAGAAAGATTTCTTTTTATTGTTAAGCACATCTGATGCTGATTTTGTTCTTGAGCATTTATGGAATATGTTAAACATAAGAGCATCTAGTATTGCAGACTTGCCTGAGTGGTTAGGTGCAAAAATACCTACAACATCTCTAAGTTTTGTAAAGTCTATAGAGTTGTTTTCACCATAGCTAAACATATTTGAAAATTCAAATTTCTTAGGGAGCCAATTAACTCCACGTGATATTTCTATATTTTTTAAATTCTTATTTAGCTCAGTGTTTATATTTTTAATACGCCTTATAGTTTCGTCATCAGCTGGATGGTTTGTTCCAATATATTCTTCTAGTAATTCGTTTTGATATTGAACATTTCTTATATCTCTAGTTACAGATCGAGGTGTTTTATTTTGAGCATCAAGCTTATCGCTTTTTATGATAACAATATCTTTAGTCGTGCATTTACTTTTAATTTCTTTTATAACATCTTTTAATTGAGCTTGAGTTGTATTAGAAGTCTTTATTCTTACTCTAGGATATTTAGGTATATCATCAATGTTGGGGAGTGTTCCTGAATCTACTGCTACTGTATAAAAACCATGCACATTTTCAAAGTTTTTAAATGAAGCTACTCTTGTTTCAACATCCCATATTGCACAGCCGTGGTTGTCGAAAGCCTCTCCAAAGTTTTGTTGTATCAAAGATCCTACTTGTAGTATTGTTTTATTTTTATCATAAAACTGGCGCTTGTGTATATCACCTAGCATCACCATATCATATCCCTTAAACATTGATATTTTCAAGTTGTCGCTTTCTACTTTATATCCTGCATCTGTATATGACATATCAAGAGCTCCGTGAAAAAGAGCAACCTTTGTCTTTGCTTTAAAAGAACTTGATTTTATAAATGTTGTTGGGTCATCAAATATACTGAATACGGTAAAGTGTGTACCTGCTATTTCGTGCACAGCTGAGTCCTTTAAGTAATGTAGCTGTGGGTGGTTTAAAGATTCTATCATCGGTGTTAACGAATCAAGTCTAGATGAGTTATTTAAGTTTGCATCATGATTACCTGTAATAACTATTGTGTGTCTTCTATCTGCTAAATTCTTAAAGAATTCTGTTGTTAAATCTATAAGCTCAGGTGATATATCAGTCTTGCTATGTACAACATCACCACCTACATACACTATAGAGTTTTTAGGTAAAGCGTCTACTTCTTTATAGAGCTGCCTAAATACTTTCCTGTATTCTTTGTGTCTTTGATAATTTCTTATATGTATATCAGCAACGTGTAATACTTTTTCTAATTTTTCAAATCCTACATCTATTTTGTTAAAGTCCAAATTTCATCTCCACTATTTTTCTCAAATCAAGAATTTCTGTACTACTTATTAACTTGTTTATTTTATCTTTCCCCATTTCGTTAGGGTCTGTATCGATTGGTATGTCTATCATTCTTACGTCTATTCCTTCTGACAACAATGACTCTGAAAGTTCTAATGCTTCCTTTCTAGCATCGTTGTCAAGTACAATGTTAACTCTGCTAACTGATTCGTCTTTTAATTTCTGCTTTAACGCTTTAGGTAAAAACTTTCCAAATATAGGAATGGTATTCTCACCTATTGTCATTGCATCAAATACACCTTCACATATGTTAACGCTTTCTTTCCAATTTATTAAAAGCTCAAAGCCTATTATATCCTTTGATACTTTTGGATTTTTGTGTTTAAAGTCTGATTCATAATATGATCTGCCTACAAAATAATTAAGTACGCCATCTTTATCATAGCTAGGAATTATAATCATTCCTGAATATGGTCCAGCTTCACAATAACCTATATTATGCCTAAGTACATCTATCTTACTTAAGCCTCGAGACTTTAAGTACTTAGCAGCATTTCTAAATTCAGGACTATTGATTGATCCGTTTATCATAGGTGTAAATTCTAGTGGAAGTGAAACATGTTCTTTCTCATCTTTTTTAGTAAAAGTTTTTATTTTTGAAAGACGTTTAAGAATAGGTATTTTGTCATACGCTTTCATTTTCTTAAATACGCGTTCCAAACCTATACCTTTGACTCCGCACACCCAACAGTGCCATTTTTCAGTTTGAGTGTTTATAACAAGCTTCATTTTGTGATGGTCGCAATAAGGACACGAAAACGTAGATTCATTACCACTAGTCTTTGACCTACCTAGTATACCTTCTAATAAGTTTATAAGTTGTCTGTTCTTCATAGATCTAATATAACAAATTATTCCGATATATTATAATTTTAACTCGTTTATTTGCTTTTCAGTTTTTGATGTGAACTTTACTTTTGCAAATCTTCTAGGGCCTATACAATCATTGTAGTATTCTTTTTTTATCGATACGTGATATCTATGATGTATGTTTTCTTCCAAGTAATTTACTTGACCTTTAGTCTCTCCCATTATCAGTATTTCAAAACTAAAATTTTGCTTACCTAACTTTATAATATCTGCGTTGAGTTGTTTTGAAGATCCTGTATAATCTCTCCAATTTGAATCTTTTCTTATAACCTTGCGTCGCTTTTTGCCTTTTACTTTTACTCTGCGTGTAGTACCAAAGTATTTTCTACCGATGTATTTTTTGTCTGATTTTAAATTTGTAATTAAATAAACGAATCCAAAATAACCTTCAGGTGCTTCATCGACACTTGTGTCTTTATATAACCAGTGACTCATAAGTCTCTCCTTTTATGTATCAAATCTAACTATAAAGGTAGTATCATAATCTTCGGATTTTTTAATTGCCCGTGATAGCTTACCTATAGCTAGTAGTCTTGCATGTTCATCATATAAACCTATTGTTGTTATATATGGAGACCATGACGATTGTGTTACGTAGTGCTTTAATGTACCTA